GTGATCGTAACTCTGTGACCAGTGGTGCAGTATATCAGGGAAGCATGGACGGATGGAATAAATATCAGACAATGGGTGAAGTTGATCTGTCTATGCCGATTGGTGGCATCATCATGACAGCGTTTAACTCCGACCACGGAAACCTGATGATTTGTAACGGTCGTGCTCTGAATGTCGCACAGTATCAGTCACTGTTCAACCGTATCGGATACACCTTCGGTGGCGGTGGTGGAGTATTCAATATCCCGGATACTCGCGGTTTGGCTGTTCGTGGCTATGACGCCGGTCGTGGTATGGATCCGGGTCGCGGGTTTGGTGATTATCAGGGTGATATGTTCGGTTATCACGAACACGCACTTCAGATGATTTTCCAGAACGGTGGCAACATTCCAGCATGGCAGGCCGGTTATGAATTGGTTGGCGCGAATAAAAATGATCAGCGTGTCCTTGACCTTGACGGTACATTCAGCAAAGCCAAAGGCGCGGGGGGTAATGAAACCCGAATGAAAAATATTTCATTAAACTATGTCATTCGAGTAGCATAAGGGGCAACACATGATTTTAAGACTAGATCCATTGCCTAAGATCCCCTACGTTGACGGAATTCCGCTGGATACTGTTTCACAGACTTCAATCAACTGGATCATCAATGGACAATCCCTATTTGGGGCAAAAGAAAAATTAGGCAACGATGGCAACCTGAACACACATGTTTCTCAGGTCCAGAAGAACGCCGTCCGGCTGGAATTGAATGATGGTTATCAGGTAAGCAAAATCAACGAGATTGTTGACCAGGTGAATCTGATTTCTTCCAACCTGGATGGGATCGCGAGTCAGGATGTTATCAAGACGCTGAACAAAGCGACTACTGATATCGGCCTGATTAAAGTCGATCTGTCGGTAGCGAAAACCGACATCGCTCAACACACACTTTTGATTGGTTCACTCAATACCGAAATCGGTGAATATGATGTGTCGAAGGATCCGAAACACCGGACTATTCGAGATGATATCATTTTCATTAAAAAGGAAATGGGTGCATATAGCGGATACAATCAGAACGGTGATTCGGATCCGTTATCTGACGGCTTCGGCATGAAATACAAAATCATGCAGAACGCAAACGCGGTATCGAAGCAGGAAGGCCGTATTGTTAAGCTGGAAGACGACTGGGCCAATTCAGAAGTCGGTCAGTTGACCCAGACCGTAACCGATCTTCGTAATGAAGTTGGTCTGCGCGGTATGGCAACACAGGATTCTCTGTATGTCCGGCTGAACAAGACCGCAACTCACCTGGCAGATATTGACAGCGAGATCGCGGAACTGAATGAGTATGTTGGTCGTTCTGGTGGTTCTACGGATGCGGGTCTGGTTGGTCGCGTTATCGACGCAGAGAAAGAGATTGGTGTTCTTCAGGTTGCTATCAGTGACCCGACTACCGGTCTGGGCTATCGCACGACCCAGCTTGAAAATGCTCTGGGTTCCAATCAGGAAGAGCCGGGTAGTCTGCGTAACGATATCGTTAAGCTGAAGCGGTCTGTTATCGACATTAGTCTGATCATGGGCGACAGTAGCGACGATGGTCTTCGTGGTGATGTTACTCAGGCGCTCTCTGATATTGGTTCGGATTCCGATCCTACCAGCATCAAAGGTCGTGTCCTGACTATCGAAAACGCCAGCCGTGATATGATGGCAGATATCGATGACGTGAAAGGCGTTGTTGGTAATTCTACCAGTGGTCTGGTTGCTGCTAACGTCACTCTGGGTAAAGACATTTACGGCGACGCTACCGGCGCGGATAAGTTCACCAAAGACGGTATCAAGAAAACCCTGAAAGACGTTGTTGCGTCTCTGGGTGGTGGTTCCGGTGACGTTTACGCACTGATTACCGCACTTACCAACCGCATAACTGCACTGGAAAAAACAGTAGCAGATAACAGCGCTAACCTGGTTCTTCTGAACCAGATGCAAATCAAATAACACAAGGGGCTTCGGCCCCTTTTGAGGATCTTATGATTACGAATAATCCAGAACAACTTAAAGATGAGATTTTGCGCCGGTTGGGTGCGCCTATCGTTAAAGTTGAAATTACCCGAGACCAGATCTATGACTGCATCCAGCGTGCGCTCGATCTGTATGCGGAATATCACTATAACGGCACGAACAAAGCCTATATTATCCTCATTCCGGGCGCAGATAATACCCGTGGTGTATTTGACCTAAGCAAAGAACACATTTTCGCAGTGACTAAGGTTCTGCGCACAGGGACCAGCAATCTCTTTACGATGGACGGCACTGCTACTTACCCGTGGTTCACTGATTTCCTTATGGGCCTTACCGGTGGAACTCTGGGCGGTGGTAATGGTGGCGTGTACGGTATGAACGCATATGGCGCGGATCTGGGATACTTTACTCAGATGATGTCATATCAGCAAACGATGATGGATATCTTCTCGCCTCTGCCTGATTACTCGTTCAATGACGACACCGGACAATTCTTTATTCATGGCAACCGTGGCGCTGGTGATGTTATCGTGCTGGAAGTTATGGCCCGTTCCTTTGTCGATGTTCCGAGCATGGTTGGAGCCGTCGCAGGATACGCTACAGCAGGCGATCCGTATGGTGGTGAACATACCCTATTCGATACCTACAACAACCCTTACAATGCGGTTGCAGGCGGTGTACGTGCGGGTCAGGGTAGCAATGTGATGGGCGGGACTTCAGCATATAATAACCGCTGGGTCAAAGACTATTCAACTGCTCTGGTAAAAGAAATCAACGGTCAGATTCTGGCAAAATTCCAGGGTATGCAGTTGCCTGGCGGTGTATCACCGGACGGAACCCGACTGATCCAGGAAGCAGAAACAAAACTGACAGAACTCCGGCAGGAATTGATCCTGTTGTCGGATACAATGCCGATCATCATGGCTTAAGGGGGAATTATGATTCCTGATGAAGACCTTTTCGCCCAGTTGGGTTCTGGCGAAGGCGTAGACAAAAACATGCGGGATAGCGTTACAAACCCGTATGTAAACTTTTACAAACACAACCCGACCCAGCAACTGCATGATTCCCTGACTGCTGAAGCAATCCAGATGCGTTCCCCGGATATGTATTACGTCCGCAGGGAGTTTGTCAACGTGGACCGTATTCTGGGTGAGGACCGGGAATCGAAGTTTACAAAATCATGGAAGATTGCGGCATACATAGAATCTTACGCTAACTACGAAGGCCAGCGCGACTTTTTTAGTAAGTTTGGTCTGAGTTCTAACGATGAAATGACTGTTGTCGTCAACCCTCGTTTGTTTGCTCACCAGGTTGATGGTGGCATTCCTAAGCTGGGAGACCTGATTTACTTCCCGATGGATAACAGCCTGTTTGAGGTGACGTGGATTGAGGCGGACCCGTTCTATCAGTTCGGTGATCGTCCGGCTCGTAAAATCAACCTGGCGAAATTCATCTATACCGGTGAAGAGATGGCCCCGGAACTGCAACGCAATGAGGGTATAAATATCGAGCCGGACGCTGATCTTGATCTGGAGCCTATCCGTAATCTGGATGGAATTGCAGATATCAACGTTGATCAGTACGCGGAAGATAAGCAGTTCGAAGACGAAGCCGACGAGTTCGTTGAGTCGTTCGACGTTGTTAACGGTCGTGGATCGCCGTTTGCAAACTTCCCTTAAATAGTACACAAGGGTGCAACAACTGCACCCTTTCGCGAGGATAACCCCAAATGTTTGGTTTCTGGTATAATTCATCGCTGCGCAATTATATCGTCCTTATGGGGGCGCTGTTTAACCATGTTCAGGTTATGCGAGTGCGCGGCGACAAACAAAAATTTATTAAAGTTCCGATCACTTATTCGTCAAAAGAAAAATTCATTGCAGCAATGGACAAGTACAACAACCCATTGAGTCAGGAAGAAGTGGCGAAAGTTGAAACTATTTTGCCCCGTATGAATCTATCACTGGTAGACCTTCAGTATAACGGGATCCGAAAAACCAGCATGACTGTAGCTGAGAAAATGTCTCAGTTGAACTCACCGCACAGATCTATTGTGCAGTTCAACCCGGTCCCATACCGGTTCATGTTTGAACTGGGTGTGTATACGCGATACGAAGATGACGCGTTCCAGATTGCAGAACAGATTTTACCGTACTTTCAGCCGCATTTTAACTGCAAGATCACGGAACTGCATAAAAACGAAATCAAAATCGACCGCGACATAAAAATCAGTTTGCAGTCGGTATCGCCGGACACCAGTTTTGAGGGTGAAGCGAACCAGCGCAGGCATATCGAATGGTCTTTCATGTTTGAGTTGCAGGGCTTTGTTTATCCCCCTGTCGATAACCTCAAAGGTGAAATCCGAACCGTTTACACTGATTTTTTTGCGAACACCAATCCGCTGGATAAAGATAACTTCGAGTCGGTGGATAGTCAAGTAGATCCTGTCGATCTCCCGTTTAATGACTGGGACGGCACACAGATCAAACAAAGCCGCTCAAGCGGTCAGGCTATCCCGACAGGTGAACAACCTCCGAAACCGAGGGGCAAATGATGGAAGGTAGCTTACAAGAATGGCTAAGCCTGGAAAATATTCCGGGTGCGGAGCCAGGCGAAGAGGTCGTAGTTTACGAAAAGCTGGAGTTGAAAGAAGTTGATTCGCACCCAGGCAATCGAACTGAAGACCTCGAAGAAGATTACAGCACAGCGCGTAAAACTGCCCACTACATGAATCAGATGATCATGGATATGGCAGAAATCGCCCTGCATAACGCGAAGAACTCCGAATCTCCTAAACATGTGGAGGTTTTCACAAGCCTGATGAATCAGCTTAATGTGTCAAACATGAGCCTTGTTAAGATTCATAAGGAAATGAAAGAGATTACGGAAGAGAAGACCGCGACAACAAAAGACGATAAGCCAGAGTCACCGAACATGAATATCAATAATGCAACTGTTTTCGTTGGTTCTCCAACGGAACTGATGCAGAAAGTCGGTTCGGCATACGATTCCCGAGCAGCAAACAAACCGGCTATTGATTCCGAAGCTGAAGACGCAGAGATTAACGATGGAAATGAAACATAACGAGGAACCTGCTCTGGAAAGCGGTGCCGAATCTTCGCACCCTATTGGACTGATGCACCCCGACTTTCTCAAAACGAAAATTGATGAATCCGGTATGCAATGGCTTCAGAGCAATCATGATGGCAAATGGTATCCCAAAACATTTGCCGATTATCTGGAAATAAATAAGCCGGTAAAGGTGACACTACAAGCCAAAAACCCGAAAGCATTTAAAACCTTTAAGGATAAAGGGAACAAGCGTAGCCGGTATATGGGTATCCCCGACCTGAAAAGGTCTTATATCCAGACCAAATGGACGCAGGAAATGCTTGAGGAATGGATCCGGTGTCGCGATGATATTCTGTATTTTGCTGAAACCTATTGTGCCATCGACCATATCGACCATGGTACAATCAAAGTTCAGTTGCGTGACTACCAGAGAGATATGCTAAAGATTATGCATCGTGATCGTCTGGTCGCGTGTAACCTGTCTCGCCAGTTGGGTAAGACAACGGTTGTTGCTATCTTCCTGGCACACTTTGTCTGCTTCAACGAGAGTAAAGCAGTTGGTTGTATGGCCCACGTCAGGACCATGGCAGCAGAAGTTCTGGGTCGTACTAAGCAGTGTATTAAGCTGCTTCCTGACTTTTTACAACCAGGCATCGTGGAATGGAACAAAAACAGCATCGAACTGGACAACGGTTGCTCTATCGGAGCATTTGCAAGTTCTCCAGATGCGGTCCGTGGTAACTCATTCGCAATGATCTATGTCGATGAGTGTGCGTTTATTCCAAACTTTATTGAGGCATGGTTGGCGATACAGCCGGTAGTTTCTTCCGGTCGTCAATCAAAAATCATTATAACCACGACTCCGAACGGACTCAACCATTTTTATGACATATGGAACCAGGCGCTAGAGAAAAAATCTGGCTTTACTCCATATAACGCAATCTGGACCTCTGTAAAAGAGCGTATGTATACAGACGGCGATGATGGTGTGTTCGATGATGGTTATTCGTGGTCGAGCAACACAATCGGCGGTTCGAGCAAAGAAGCATTCATGCAGGAGCACTGCACCGAATTTATGGGAACCAACGGTTCTCTGATCTCGGGCTGGAAGCTGGCTAAAATGAACTGGCTTGATTGCGATCCGCAGGACGGAAAATTCTTTATGTATAAGGCTCCGATTCAGGGTCATAAATACATTGCAGTGCTGGACCCCGCAGAAGGTCGCGGACAGGATTACCATGCTATGCATTTAATCGACATTACATCGTTTCCATTCGAGCAGGTTGCTGTATTCCATTCGAATACGACTTCACATCTTATTTTGCCTGATGTGTTGCTCAGATATCTGATGATGTATAACGAGGCGTGGATTTATATCGAGTTGAACAGTACGGGGCATTCAGTGGCTAAATCACTGTTCTCTGAACTGGAATACGAAAACGTTATTTGTGACAGCTACACCGATTTGGGTATGAAGCAGACCAAGCGATCAAAAGCTATTGGTTGTTCGACGCTGAAAGACCTGATCGAGAAGGATAAATTGATCATAAATAACAAAGAAACCATTGCTGAGATGCGTACATTCGCAGAAAACGGGCTGACCTGGAAAGCCGAAGAGGGATTCCATGACGATTTAGTTATGGCTCTGGTAGTATTTGCATGGTTAACCACACAGCAGAAATTCACTGAATTCTGCGAAAATGATGATCTCCGGCTCGCAAATGAGGTCTTTGCACGCGAACGTGAACAGCTCTGGGAAGATGCCCTGTGTGCAGTTATCGTTACCAGCGGCGACGAAACAATTTCGGTCGGTAGTCACGGCATTTCGTTTATATAAATTAGAGGAAGTACATAATGCAACAATCTCCGGGTGTTGAATCAAAAGAAACGTCGGTACAGTCTACCGTTGTTCGAAATTCAACTGGTCGTGCCGCTATCGTCGGTAAATTTCCATGGGGTCCAGCTTACCAGATTCGTCAGATTTCAAACGAAGTCGAAATGGTAAATGCTTTTGGTGCTCCTGATAATCTGACCGCTGATTATTTCCTTAGCTCTGTAAACTTCTTACAGTACGGTAATGATCTTCGGGTTGTTCGCGTTGTTGACAAAGAGTCAGCAAAAAACGCGAGCGCGATTTTCGACCAGGTGAGAACCACAATTACATCTGCTGGCTCTAACTATTCAGTTAAAGACCAGGTACGCGTCAAATACAACAACGTTGTTGTAGAAGATGCAGGCTTTATTTCTAAGGTCGATACAAACGGCAAAATCCTTGCTGTATCGATTCCTAGCGCAAAAATCGTTGCGCGTGCTAAACAGATCGGCACGTATCCAGATATCTCAACAGGATGGACTACAGAGGTTATTTCCGCTACTTCTGGTGTATCCGCGTCAATCGCAGTTGATGGTATCGAAAGTCAGTCAGGTATCACCCTGCTGAATCTGGATATCGCGAAAGAAACCATCCAGGGTACGCAGTTCATGACCCTGACCCAGAAATATAGTCTGCCTGCACTGGTAGCTCTGTATCCGGGTGAACTGGGTTCTACCGTACAGGTAGAGGTTGTGTCTAAAGCGGCTTACGAAAGCGGTTCTGTAATCACTGCGTATCCGTCAGGCACACAGGCGAAAAACAGCGGTCGTTCTGTTCTGGCTTATGGTCCGCAGAAAGATACCCAGTATGCGATTATCGTTCGTCGTGGTGGTATTGTCCAGGAATCTTTCATCGTCTCAACCGAGAAGAGTGACAAAGATATCTACGGCACAAACATCTACATGGATGATTTCTTTGCAAACGGTGGCTCTCGCTACGTGTTCGGTACATCACTGAACTGGCCTAAAGGCTTCAGCGGTATCCTGGAATTTGGTGGCGGTATGTCTTCCAACGATTCTGTAGGTGCTGATGAACTGATGAACGGCTGGGATCTGTTTGCTGACCGCGAGTCTCTGCATGTTCCATTGCTGATCGCAGGTGCTTCTGCCGGTGAAACCGTCTCTGTTCACTCAACCGTACAGAAACACGTTGTTGCCATTGGTGAAGAACGTGCTGATTGTACTGTGTTTGTTTCACCGCCACGCGGAAAGCTGGTTAATATCCCGCTGGAGCAGGCTGTAAATAACATGGTTGAATGGCGTCGTGGCTATACCACTTCGGGCAACATCCCGATTGACGACAACATGAACGTAAGTTCGAGCTATGGCTTCCTGGATGGTAACTATAAATATCAGTACGATAAGTACAATGATGTTAACCGCTGGGTTCCTCTGGCAGGCGATATCGCTGGCCTTTGTGTGTATACCGATTCGGTTGCGCAGCCGTGGATGTCAATCGCAGGTCTGAACCGTGGTCAGATTCGCAACTGCATTAAACTGGCAATTGAACCTCGTACCGCTCACCGCGATGCGATGTATCAGGAACAGATTAACCCGGTAACTGGTTTTTCTGGTGGTTCTGGTTTCGTTCTGTATGGCGATAAAACTCTGACGAAAGTTCCGAGTCCTTTCGACCGCATCAACGTGCGTCGCTTGTTCAACATGATCAAGAAAGACGTGGGCGATAACGCGAAATACAAGCTGTTCGAGAACAACGACGATTTCACGCGTTCTTCCTTCCGTATGGATACCGGTCAGTATATGACGAATATCCGTGCTCTGGGTGGTTGCTATGATTATCGCATCGTTTGCGATACCACGAACAACACGCCAGATGTGATCGACCGCAACGAATTCGTAGGAACCATCTACGTTAAACCGGCGCGTTCTATCAACTACATCACTCTGAACTTCGTCGCTACTTCAACGGGCGCGGACTTCGACGAGTTAGTAGGCGCACAGACAGTATAACAAATGAGGGGCGAAAAGCCCCTCTAAATAATCCGAGGTTATAAAAATGCTTACTGACATTTTACGCGCCTTTGAGTCCGGTGATTTCGCTCGACCTAACCTGTTCGAAGTTGAAATTCCGTACCTGGGCAAAAATTTTAAATTCAAGTGCAAAGCGGCAACAATGCCTGCTGCAACAGTTGAAAAAGTTCCGGTAGGTTACCAGAACCGAAAAATCAACGTTGCCGGTGACCGTACATATGATGACTGGACCGTAACGATCTATTCTGACGATGCACACGCGACCCGTAATGCGCTGATCGCCTGGTCAAACGCCATGCACGGCATGGGTGAACAGATTTCCGGTGATGTTCCAGCTAACTACAAGAAACAAGCTGTAGTCAAGCAGAAAAACCGTAATGACGAAGTGACCGCAGAACACACAATCTCCGGTCTGTTCCCGACAAACGTCGGTGAAGTTGCCCTGGACTGGGACAGCAACAACGAAGTATCTACCTTTGAGTGTACTTTCGCGCTGGACTGGTGGGAATAAAGTCGCATAAATACAGGGGTAGCAATACCCCTATCATTATTTTTTGGAGTTGTTAAATGAACTTATTTGGATTTGAGAATATTTTAAGTTTCTTCAGATCTCCGAGCGAGAAAGATGCTCAGGATCTCGAAGCACAATTACAAGATGATACAGGTTCAATAGCGCCCCCAAAAAATAACGATGGAGCGCATGAAATCGAAACCGATTTGAACAATGCGAAATATACTTCGGTATATCAGCAGTTCTACGGTGGACAGGATCCTAACATCAAAACGAAACAGGAACTGATTAACACGTATCGTGGTCTCATGGCCTACCCGGAAGTTGAAAACGCAGTGTCGGAAATTATCGATGACGCGATTGTGAATGAACTGGGCAAAGACGTAATCAGTTTGGACCTGGACAATACCGGTTTCTCCGACGCGATCAAGAAAAAAATCGTTGCTGAGTTTCAGAACGTCCTAAATATCCATGACTTCGATAATCAGGGTGCGCGACTTTTCCGCGACTGGTATGTTGATTCCCGGATCTATTTCCATAAAATCCTGCATAAGGATGAATCCAAAGGGATTAAAGAACTGCGCCAGCTCGACCCACGCAGTATGGAACTTATCCGAGAGTCGCTTGTCGAAACCGTGGACGGTGCAAAAGTCTTCCGTGGCTACCGGGAATATTTCCTGTATACCGCGCCGAAGAATGGCTATTCGCTGAATGGTCACATTTACGCCGCAAATGAAAAGATTAAAATTCCTCGTTCTGCGATTGTCTATGCACACTCAGGACAGGAAGATGCCAACGGTAACATTATCGGTTACCTGCATCGCGCTGTCAAGCCTGCTAACCAGCTCCGTTTGCTGGAAGATGCGATGGTTATCTATCGTATCACTCGCGCCCCAGAACGCCGTGTGTTCTACATCGACGTTGGTATGATGGGCGGTTCGAAAGCAGCACAGTACGTAAATAACATTGCTCAGGGACTCAAAAACCGCGTTGTGTATGATGCGCGTACGGGTACGGTCAAAAACCAACAGAATAACCTGTCAATGACAGAGGATTACTGGTTGACCCGTCGAGACGGTAAAGCCGTTACTGAGGTCTCTACGCTGCCAGGCGGCGCGAACTTCTCTGATATGGATGATATCAAGTGGTTCAACCGCAAGCTGTATGAAGCGCTTCGTGTGCCTTTAAGCCGTATGCCTCGCGATGATGGCGGTATGCAGATCGGTGGCGGTGGTGAAATCACCCGTGACGAACTGAAGTTCACAAAATTCATTCGCACCGCACAGATTCAGTTTACGCCGGTTGTTTCTGACCCGCTGAAAACTAACCTGATCGCGAAGAAAATCATCACCGAGGATGAATGGAATGAAAACGTTAGCAATATCGGTTTCATCTTCCAGCAGGACTCATACTACGCGGAAATCAAGGACATTGAAATCCTTGAACGTCGCCTGAATCTGATGGCTCAGACGGAAAACGTTGTAGGGAAATATGTGTCCCATAAATACATCATGAAGGAAGTGTTGCGTATGTCCGACGACGATATCGAGCGCGAAAGCAAAGAAATCGAAGAGGAAGCCAACATTGACCGGTTTAAAAACCCCGAAGAGACAGAGGAAAACTTTTAATGAACGAATACATCGAAGCAGTTAAGCGCGGTGACCTGGTGGAGGCTAAAAAACAGTTTACCTCTATCATGGAAGAGCGCAAAGAAGTTATTCGTCAGGAATTGCGCGTTGAATTAGCCGAAAGCGTACGCGGTGAAGGCGAAGAAGACAAAGAGCCTGGCGAAGAAAAAGATAAAGATGGTAAAGACAAAGAAGAAGGCGCTAAGCCTGATTCTAAAAACGAATAAGAGGGCTGAAAATGCAACTCGAACTCGAAACCAGTGTAGAAGCCCTGGAAGCACATCTCGACGAGGCGAAAGCCCGTGTTGATATTCTGGGGATCGATGAAGACACTGTAAAAATCATCGAAAATATGGCGAATGATGAACCAGAACTGGCTCTGGCTATGATTTCAATCGTTGAGGGTCTGACCCTTGATGAAGTCATGGTTAAGCATGTTGATTCACGCGGTAACGTTGAGCGTCTTAAAGACCGCGCAACACGCCAGCGCAACGCTTATCAGACAACCGGCCTGACGAAATCACAACGCCGGACGATTGCGCGTCGTGCTCTTAAAACTAAGCGTGCGAACCCGTCAATCCAAACCCGCGCACAACGTAAACGCAAAAAAGCGCTGCGTAAACGCGCCGCATTAGGACTCTAAATATGAATGAATCCCAGCTCCCTGACGGCAATATGCTGTTAATCGAGGAATGGGGTTTACCTTGTGCGGATATTTCGGATTCTATTTTAGAGTCCGTTGGGCAGTCAAAAAAAGACGGTAAACTGCGAATTGAAGGCATTTTCCTTCAGGCCGAAAAAGTTAACCGTAACCGAAGACTGTACCCTAAGAAAATATTAGAAGAAGCTGTCTCTAAATATATCACTACTCAGGTGAAAACCAAACAGGCGTTAGGCGAAATGAACCATCCGGCAAGACCGAATGTCGATCCTCGTTGTGCTTGTATCCTCATTGAGGATCTTTGGTGGAAGGGTAATGATGTATGGGGTCGCGCAGTTGTCGTCGAAGGCGATGGCGGTGATGGGGATAAATTGGCTGCGTTGATTCGTGCCGGTTGGGTTCCTGGTGTTTCTTCTCGCGGCCTGGGTAAACTTGCTGATTCCGGTAAAGGATACAATATCGTACAGGAAGGATACACGTTGGCAGTAGGCGTAGATGTCGTATGGGGTCCATCGGCTCCAGAGGCGTACGTGAAACCGATTGTCGAAAATCAACAGCTAAATAACAGTGTTGATAAAAACAGTAGTGCTGATGACGCTTTCAGAAAAATCTCTGAACGTTTGAAAGGTCTATAAATACATTAAATCAAACAGGAACATCAAAATGCTTAAAGAACAACTGTTAGCGGAAGCCCAGAACCTGGATACCGCCGTAGAGTTAGACAGCATTTTCGAATCAGTCGATCTTTCCGATGATGTGAAAGCTAATTTCGGTACTGTATTCGAACAAGCGGTTAAAAAACACGCTGCAACGCTGGCTGAATCACACATCAACCAGATCGCAGATCGCGCTGACGAACTCGTAGAAGCACAGGTAGAAAAACGCGCTTCCGAAATCGAAGTCAAGCTGTACGAAGATGCGAACACTTATTTCGACCACATTGCTGGCGAGTGGCTGAAAGAAAACAAAGAAGCGGTAACCCGTGATATTAAAGCGGACCTGTTCGAATCTCTGGTTTCCGGTATGAAAGACGTTCTGGCTGATCATAACGTGATCATTCCTGAAGGTCAAGTAGATATCGTCGAAGAACTGGAAAGCGAACTGGATGAAAACATGCTGGAAGTAAAACGCCTGTTCGAATCCAACCAGCAGAAAGATGCTGAAATCGCGAGCATGAAGCGCGACCAGTCTATCGCTGAAAAAACCAAAGGTTTGACTGAAAGCCAGATCGAGAAAGTTCAGGATCTGATTGAAGGTCTGTCTTACTCAGATAAGTTTGATTCTAAACTGTCTGCGATTGTTGAAATGGTAGCAACCAAAAAAGAAGCTGATCCGGTGAACGAAGCCGCTCAGACTCAAACAAACGATGAGTTCGTTCCGCCAGTGGTAACCCCACAGAAACCGGAATCTGGTTCATCTAAATATGTACATGCGGCACAACGCCTTTCTTAATTAATAGGGTTACAAAATGTCTAAGAAAAATGAATTGATGACTAAATGGCAGGATCTGGTTGAAGCAGAAGGCTTACCGGAAATCGCTACCAAGTCCAAAAAGCATCTGGTTGCTGCTATCCTTGAGATGCAGGAAAAAGATTGCGAGCAAGACCCAGTATACCGCGACGAAAAAATCGTCGAGTCTTTCGGTGGCTTCCTGGCTGAAGCTGAAGTCGTGGGTGACCACGGTTACGATCCACAGAAAATCGCTGCTGGTCAGGCGTCAGGCGCAATCACCAACATCGGTCCGGCAGTAATCGGCATGGTTCGTCGTGCGATTCCAAACCTGATCGCGTTCGACATTTGCGGCGTTCAGCCTATGAACGGTCCTACCGGTCAGTTCTTCGCACTGCGTGCAGTGTACGGTAAAGATCCTCTGGCTGCTGGCGCGAAAGAAGCGTTCCATCCGTCTCAGGCACCAGATGCAATGTACTCTGGTCAGGGCGCGGATCCAGCGACTAAGTTCGCTACACTGACTGCTGGTACAGCAATCGCCGATGGCGCAATCGTCAAGTACGATTTCGAACAGACCGGTCGTGTGTTCCTCCAGAACGTGTCTGGTACTGCAATCACTCCTGATGCAGGCGCAACCGACAAAGCTAAGCTGGACGAAGCTGTAACCAAACTGATGGAAGCTGGTTCTGTAGCTGAAATCGCTTACGGCATGGCAACTTCTGTTGCTGAACTCCAGGAGCAGTTCAACGGTTCTACCGGCAACCCATGGAACGAAATGGGCTTCCGTATCGATAAGAGCGTGATCGAAGCTCGTAGCCGTCAACTGAAAGCGCAGTACTCAGTAGAACTGGCTCAGGATCTTCGCGCAGTTCACGGTATGGACGCGGATGCTGAACTGTCTGCAATCCTGGCAACCGAAATCATGCTGGAAATCAACCGCGAAATCGTTGATACCATCAACTACACCGCTCAGATCGGTAAGTCTGGTTTCACTCAGACCACTGGTTCTAAAGCTGGTGCGTTCGATTTCATGGATCCGGTTGACGTTCGCGGCGCTCGTTGGGCTGGCGAAAGCTACAAAGCTCTGCTGATTCAGATCGACAAAGAAGCGAACGAAATCGCTCGTCAGACTGGCCGTGGTGCAGGTAACTTCATCATCGCTTCACGTAACGTGATCTCTGCTCTGGCACGTATCGACAGCGGTATCAGCGCTGCTGGTATGGGTCTCCAGAAAGGTCTGAACGTTGACACCACTAAAGCGGTGTTTGCTGGCGTCCTGGGTGGTACTTACCGCCTGTATATCGACCAGTACGCGAAACAGGATTACTTCACCGTGGGTTACAAAGGTGATAACGAAATGGACGCCGGTATCTATTACGCGCCATACGTTGCACTAACCCCTCTGCGCGGTGCGGATCCGAAGAACTTCCAGCCAGTCATGGGCTTCAAAACCCGTTATGGCATCGGTGTTAACCCGTTCGCGAACTCTCGCGCCGAAGCACCTGCTGACCGCATTACCTCTGGTATGGTTAGCCGTGACATGGTAGGTAAGAACGCTTACTTCCGTAAAGTCTGGGTGAAGGGCTTGTAAGACCTCCAGAATCCAAAAGGCAACCTACGGGTTGCCTTTTTTGTTTGGGCTAAATATGACTATAGATCCAAACCCCATTTCAGGAAACTATCAAATGAGCAAAAATTTTCACATCAACCGGTTACTGAAGCAGTCAGTTTCTGCATCAGGTCCGCGTGTGCTTGATGAATCAACTACTACAGCGGATTCCTCTAATGGGCGTCCAGACCTGTTAGCACTGACCCGAGCAACGACCGATTTAATCTTTACTGACCTGGTAGCAGTTCAGAAGACCACACAGCCGGAAGCAACGCTGTATGGCGTAAAATACATTGACCCCTTGAAACAAATGCCATTTACCGCTGCTGCGACGTATGGTGGTGAAATCGGTCTGAAAGAACGTACCGAGATCCCAGAATTCGAAAACAAGAATTTCGCGCCCGGTGATTTGTTCCAGTATGAAAGCGTTGTCTATAAGGTGATCAAAGAGAATCCGTTCACCGGCACAACCGAAACCGAATCGATGGATATCATCGGAGAAGCGATTATCAACAACTCGATTCGCTTTATGTCCGACGCTGCTCCGACTTCACATTTTGAAGATCGCAACGTAACGGTCTCAGAGGTCGGTTTAAGGCTTGATCGCTGGCGTGTACCCGTACGTACCCGTAAGCTGAAAACGTCGCTTACAGTGGAACTGGCGCAGGATTTGGAGGCTAATCAGTTCAACGCTCCCGAAACCTTCGATGATTTGCTGGCAACGATGATGGCAACCGAGGTAAACAAGGATATTATCCAGAAACTGATCACGGTTTCTTCTCGCTTCCGGGTAAACGGCACAACTGATAAAGGCATTCTTGATCTGACTCAGGCTGATAAAGCTCCAGAGCAAGGTCGTATGTTGTATCGCTACATCTGTGAGATGAATTCTCACATTCAGCGCACGACTACCTATACCGGTAGCTATGTGTTGGCAAGTTCTCGCGTCTCCGCGCTTCTGACGGCTTCTGGTTGGGTCAAAGAGGATGAGGATAATGATCTGTCTTCTGGTAAGCTGAACAACGGTCTTCCGCTGTACACTGATGCAGTAAGTCCGGTTGATTACGTTATCGTAGGCGTGAAGGAAGATTACGGCGACCTGGAACATGTTGGTTCGCTGTTCTATGCTCCGTACGTCGAAGAAGATGGTGCAGGTGCATACAAAATCGTTGTGGACCCATACAGCTTACAGCCAGTGCTTGCGCTGATGATTCGCTACGGTCTCTCAGTGAACCCGTATACCAGCAACGTCACTGATGAAGAGTCACGCCTGATTCGTGGTGATGACTTCGATAGTCTTGCAGGTAAAAGTTTAATGTCAGTTTTACTCGGGGTTAAACTTCCGAAACTGGTTGGTGATGAAGATGGTCCATTGTAATAGAACCATCTAAAAGAATCAAGTTACGAGCGTAGCGAGTTCGAACGAAGTGAGAAATGTCTCTTTTCTATTATTATATTTTATATATAGAGGGAAGTGGACATTTTAGTATAGTTTTTAACCATACTCAGTCACTTCGTTCCTTCGTATCTCGCTTCGCTCGAAATATTTGATTTTATGTTTATTGATCTCTATAATGGTTTTTTCAGAGGTAATAAAACATGAAAATCATCAAGATCGAAAGTGACTGGTCCTGTAAGCATTGCGGAGGTGTTCTATGGAACGCTGGCGGTAAATGCGCAATGTGTGGGAGAGAGAACCATTAATGGCTGAATTAACGCTTGAGTCGCTTCAGGAAGAACTTGAACGCGATATGGTGATTGATACGCTACAGCTTCAGTATGAGGCTTCACAAATCCCGGTTATCTGGGCTAAGTGGTTGCGGTATCATTCAAACGCAAAGAAAAAACTTGTTGCACTCCAGGCCCGAAAAGATGTCGAATTCAAAGAGCGTTTGCTGTTCTACAGTGGGCGTGGTGACGAGATGTGTGAGGTGGTTTATACCGGCAGTACGGAGACTAAAATTGCGATTCAGGGCGATCCAATCATCGTCAAAACGAACAAGCTGATCGCATACTTCGAAGCTATGGCAGAATTCACCGGCAAGGCACTGGATATTGTCAAAAACAAAGGGTACAGCATCAAAAATATGCTGGAGATCCGAAAACTTGAGAGTGGTGCATAACCATGAGCAAAGAAAAATGCTGCGTATGTAAACGCGAAGTCGAAAAAGGCACCGGCTTTGTTACCGAAAACGGCCCGGTATGTAGTGGCGTATGCTTCGATTACCTGGCGGAACAGAAAAAGAGCGGGAACCTGAATGAAGGCGACGGCGACCAACTGAACGAAGTGCAGATGCTTCTGTAGGTGGACCGATGAAAAACTACAATCATGAAGAAGTAACCAGACTGCTGGATGAAATGGAAAAGTGTGTAGAGCGAGTTAAAACTCTGTGCGCCCAGATCACCGCAAATTGGAAGGTATAAATACCTGTGAGAGTAGGGAAGAAATTGCCACAGGCAAGACAAATCGGCACCGGTTGTTCAGTCTGATCAGATGTTCAATCACCAGGTGACGAGAACCCGAAGCAATGACGGTTCGCTCTCTTAAAGTGGATTTGCTAACGTAACGCGCTATATGCGCAGGAAATGGTGATCCGTATCTCCCCGACAACGTGTACGCGTAGGAAGGGTTGGTTAGAACAGTGTGAGGTGACCACACGTAAAGCAAACACCAGCCCGCTTATGGCGGGCTTTTTTATGCCCAAAGAAAAAGCCCCAACCAAAAGGAAGGGGCTTATTTTAGAACTTGTCTTCTTCGGTCTGGGTCTCTGCTTTGAGTTCTTCCCGACGACCTTTGATTGCGTCTCGCATTGAGATATCGTCCGAATGGTCTACGTCAACTTCTTTGACACGCTTCGTGTAATACCCCTCAAGCTCTTTCAGACCGTCGAGGGTCCGGCAACTGGCAACCTTATTCATAAAGTCGTCAATCGCGGCCTCGTTTACAACCTGTTTAAAACTTTTCATCATAACCTCTAAATGTTTATGTGTTTGATCACGTAATCGAATTTCTCTTCGTTGTAGATCCTGATACGTTCCATGGCGTGTTTCATACCGTAGTTTACACTACTGTATTTATTTTTCGCTGTCTTCGATTTCGACAGCTTGCCCAGGTTATCTACGATATCCCATACTGTAGCCATGAGTTTTGAAGCATGTTTACGAAGAACACGACCGATAGACTGTTTGACGATTACCGCAGATTTGCAAGGGTGACCGAAAATAATGTGATGCAGGTTCTTGATTGAAATACCGGTACTCAGCACCCCTATCGAACCGACCACAATCAACCCTTTCGTTGACTCTGCGATCCTCTTCATGCTGTCGCGGTCTTCTATGCCGGTCTCACCGGAAATGTAAACAACGTTATCATAAACCTTACTGAGTTGTTCGAACAGTGCTTTCCCGTGCTTAACGTGCTTAAACATCAGGAACACGTTTTCATTCTTATCCCGTGCCAGTTTCAGAGCCAGCTTACAGAGCCATGTATTGCGCCTCTCATGGCCTGTGACGAATGCAATCTCTGTCTGGTAGTCTGCACCCTTCATCTTCTGGATTTCTTCGTCAGTGTACCGCAGGAAGACGTTATTAATCTTCAGGTTGGTTACCTGACCTTCCTGCATCAGCATCGACGTGCTGACCGGCTTAAAGTTCTTACCGAACGCGCCAATATACTGCAACGCATTGGCTTTACCTTCTTTCAGCGAGCCGGATAGTCCTAACTTGAAAACACACTCGGTCATATCAGTTACGATTTTTGCAATTGATGGACCCGTTGCCAGGTGACATTCATCGACCATCATGCACATGAACTGCTGTAGCCATTCTTTTGGCATTTTAGACGCCGATTGCCAGGTTGACACGTAAAGCCGTGCGTTGCTGTTCTTCGCAGTCCCTGACCGGATCCCGTGCATCTGTGAACGTGGCAACAGGCGATAGTTAGCGATGTCATCAATCATCTGGGTGACCAGACCGGTCGTCGGTACGATAAGCAATACTTTCCCGTTGTAGTTCTCCAGGCACCACGTCGCAATCATACCCTGAATCAGAGATTTACCCGCAGACGTTGGGAGGTTCAGCGTAGCGCGACGGTTATATAACGCATGATAAATCGAATCTTTCTGATACCAGTAAGGGTCGATCTGTTTGTCACCGTCATAAACTGGGTGTTCCTTCAACCACTGGTTGAACTGTTCCCGAGTCAAATCCTCTTTCTCGTCGATCTTCGGATCGGTCCAGATGGAATACCCGCGAGAATCCGCAAACTCTTTCACCAGATAGGCTAGACCGTACGGAAGTTTTCCGCTATAGTCCATCAGGTAGATAAACCCGTTCCACCCGCCGTATTTGTACTTTGTCTGGTATTGATAGCCAGGGGGCTGGAAACTGAAATAGTCGCGAAGTTCATAAATGACTTGCGCTTCAGCCTGTATTTGCACATGGCTGGTATCTAAAAATTTGACTTCAATATCCACTATAGAATTCCTATGTACAATTTATATAGGTATTTAGGGGATAAATAATTGATTATCTATTGGAGATTCACGAATGAGTATTGATTACGCAAAGGTCGAAGGGTTTAAAGAACTCGACCAGAAAGAGGGCAAAATCGCCCTTGCTGAGTACGCACAGGATAACTTCGATGTGAAGCTGGTGCGTAACAAAACATTTGAAAACATGTTGACCGATCTGGAAGCGGCCCTGAAGGAAAAATATAAAGACCTTCCGACCGATGAACAGCTTGCTGCTGAACCGCCTATCGACTTCACGCCTCCGGCTGGCCCTCCTGGTGTAGACCTCGAATCATTACAGGTTCAGCCAATTTCCGAACCGATTACCGAGATTCCTATTCCGAGTGCCAAATCAGCAGAACCTTTTGGTTTGGAACACGCTGTTGTTAAGCTGGACCCGGAAGAAAAGATCGACGAATTGCCGGTAGAAAGTGGTGTGCCTGTATTGGCTCCTGAAAGCGATTCTGCGCCGGTCTCTGCTGATATGGCATGGTTGGAAGGGTTTTCACCAACTATCAGCCTAATGGGGCGTAACGAGCGCACAAACGGGTACTATACCTGTCCGTGGTGGATTTACGACTGGATTGCACAGAACCCAGATACGTGGTTCCTTAATCCTGAAGCGTGTCCACACTACAGCGCGATCAACGTGATTAAATCGCTGGCCTGGTTCGCTAAGCGGGATGGCGAAGTTCGTATCCGCGAGACCCGAAACAGCCGGTTCATCACCCTGAAGATTTAGCACTTTTTGCTAAAGAAAACGGTTGACGTATACCCTGCTTTCTTGATAGTATTCTTATCGAAGGCGGGGGAATGGCTCTCGCGGATTAAGAAGGAAGTGTAAAATGATGAACACCGACAAATATTATCCAGTTCTGTTTGTTTCTAACGGTCCTGGAGATGTGAAGAAAATCATCAACACTAAAGCCCCTTACTCAAACGCAGCAGCCGCTATCGACCACGCTTATCACGCTGACTATCCAGCCAAATACGTCGAAGCTGGTTATGCCTTCCACAACGGTTCTAAGTGGGTCGCAGAGACTCAGGAAGAATATGAAGAAGGTCGGATGGACGACCCTGATTTTGTAAGCCGTCAGGAGCAGTGTCACCGCGAAGCGAATCTTCGACTCGAACAAGAAAGTTTTTATTGATAAACGGGGCTTCGGCCCCTTTTTGCTATGGTGCAAAATGAAACTGAATCATGAATGTCTGCGCAGTACCGAACCTAAAAATGTTATCTTCCTCGACGTTGACGGAGTTCTAAATAGTCGTCGCTGTCTCTCTATGGGCGAGCATATTGATATGGCATGTGCCAGGCATGTACGCCGGATCGCTCTTCATGCTGATGCGGATATCGTTATTAGCAGCACATGGAGAATTGGCAACAACACCCATACGCTACGCGAGATGTTCTACATGTGCGGTCTGTATCGGGTTATCGGGCGCACTTCCGACAACTGTCCGAAAGGAACGAGTCTGGATGAACGAGGACACGAAATCGAAGAATGGATAAAGGCTTTCGGTTGCAAGAAATATCTGATCCTGGACGATGATACTGATTTCCTCGACCATCAGAAAATCAACTTCATCAAGACCGACGCGGAAGTCGGGATTACTGAAGAGCAATCAACCCATGCGATTCGAAACATCTTCGGTGTTACGACCCCGTTCTGCCCCGAGTGTAACGGTTATGGGCGCGTAGAAGAATTCGTTAAGTGCGGTTCCTGTAATACCTCTCTAAATATGTAAAACAACCGAGGTTCACAAAATGGCTGATGAAACTTTAGCAACAGTAGTACACCCGCTTCCACATCGCGGGACTAGCTTCACATGGATCCCTTACTGGATCTACGACATTATCGTTAAGCTGAAAGCCGAAGGCGGTGACTGGCGCGACTACAACGAAGAACAACACAAAGTGTGGTTCGACACCCTGAAGAAAGCATTCACTGATTACGGCGATGTTGATTTCATCGAATCGCGTAATGGCTACGTGCATAAACTGAGTGATTATGTTGCTGATTCTCCAGCAGTGACACTGACCGCTAAATCTGCTCCGGCATTTAAAGTCGGTGATGCTGATCTGGCTGCTTCTGCTCTGTTCACTGTAACACCAGGCGATACACCTATCACCCTGACTGTTGACGGTTCAGGTAATGCCTCAATCGTAAGCGGT